CAATGATAAGTAGGTCAGCACCATACGGTCCTGCTGGGGTACCAATCAGAGCGCACATTATACCGGTCATTAGGTAATCCCTGCGCCTGAGATTACCCATGTAGTAGAGGCAACTTTGACGCACGTTGCTAGGCCGTATTGAGCGAGAGTGCGCGAGCCTGTGCTCGCGGTCCCAGCAAGGCGCAGGGTGTCAGTCGTGATGCTGATCGTCTGGTTGCTGCCGCTGTTGTTGAATACAACGATGGCCGTGCCCACAGGGAACGCGATTGAACTGTTAGCTGGAATAATCACGCCGCCAGTCGTGATTGAGATGTGCTTGCCTGCATCAGACAAAGCCAATGTGTAGGAAGCTGTCTGGCTGTTCTGCGGCAACCCGCGATAGCCGAGGGTGTCGGCAGCGATGGTCCCTGTGGCCGTGATCGTCACGTCTTGGTCGAGTGCGGTAATGTCCGTATTAGCGCCGGAGGCCGCTGCGCCAAGGTTAGTCCGCGCGGCACCCGCCGTCGTTGCGCCTGTGCCGCCATTGGCAACAGCCACAGTGCCGGTGACGTTTGACGCCGTTCCGGTCGTGTTCTGGTTAAGGGTCGGGAACGTGCAGTTAGTCAGAGTACCGGACGAGGGTGTGCCAAGCGCCCCGCCATTGACGACGAAAGCGCCGGCACTTCCGACGGCAACGGACAGAGCCGTAGCGACATTAGCGCCCAGACCGCTTACACCAGTTGCGATCGGAAGACCCGTAGCATTTGTCAACGTGCCTGATGATGGGGTGCCCAATGCGCCGCCCGGAGCAATATAGTCAGTGCCTGCGGTGGCGACAGTGAACGCCGCCGTCCCGTTACCCTTAACAATACCTGTAAGAGTAGTGGCACCGGTGCCGCCCTGTGCGACGGTCAACGCCGTGGTCAAGCCGGTAAGCGACGTGATGTCGCTGTTCGCGCCAGAGCCGGCCGCGCCGAGGTTGAGCCTCGCGCCAGAGGCACTGGTCGCGCCAGTGCCGCCATTTGCGATTACGAGTGTTCCGCCGACTGTCAGCGTGCCCGATGTTGTAATCGGCGAACCGGTGAAGGAGAGGCCGGTTGTGCCGCCCGATGCCGCCACCGACGTAACTGTGCCAGCGCCAGCCGTCGATGCGATAGTGATAGAGCCGGTGCCGTTCGTAATCGAAATGCCCGTGCCTGCGGTCAGGGTCGCCTTCGTGAGCGTATTGCCCGTGGTGTTACCAATAAGCAACTGCCCGTTGGTGTATGTCGTTTGGCCGGTGCCGCCGTTGGCGACAGGGAGCGCGGTGCCCGACAGCGAAATCGCCAATGTGCCTGACGTCGTAATCGGCGAACCGGTCACAGTCAGGAACGACGGCACAGTCGCCGCGACGCTGGTCACCGAACCGGAACCCGTGCCGACGCCAACGCCGTTGATGAAGAGACCCGTGGCGTTGATGGTGCCCGCGCCGCGTGCGCCAAGCGTAGGCGCGCCGATCTGGATGCCTGCCGCGTTGGTCAGCGCAGTGATGTCTGCGTTCGAGCCGCTTGCCGCTGCACTTAGGTTCGAGCGGGCCGAAGCGGCGTTGTTCGCGCCGGTTCCGCCCTGCGCGACTGTCAGCGGTGTCGTGAGGCCGGTAATAGACGTAATGTCTGAGTTAGCGCCAGAGGCCGCAGCCGCAATGGCGGATCGTGCCGCAGCCGTCGTGGCGGCCGTGAAGACTGATGTGCCGATGCCGGTGCCGCCGAGGTTGGCCAGCGCCGAGGGTGCGTTGACCGCGCCTGTGCCGCCTTGGGAAATGGGGACTGTACCGGCAAAGGCCGCCGAGGTGGTGGCCGAGATGATGTCGGTGCCGTCGGAATACAGGATGGCCGTCGCGCCCTGAGTGACCAGAGTGGTGGCCGCACTACCCGAGGCCTGAAGGCCCAACGTAAACGCGCCCGTCGTGGCGTTGTTTACCCAGTATTGCTGCACCGTGGCGGGGACAACGACGGTGACGTTGGACGTCAGCGCGCCGTTGAACCTATACGCAATCCGGTTAAGTTCTGAGCCAGCCAGCGTGTACGTGCCGCCAGTGACGGCTATGGTCGTGTAGTCGAACGCGAAGACCGCCTGCTGGCCGAGGCCGATGGTGTACCACTGGACGCCGTCGCCCACAATGACGGCGCTGTCGCCCGGCTGCAAGAGCAGCGTGGCTGCCGCGTTGATAAGCTCAGATCCAGACGGGTCGACGGTCAAGTCACCCTGCCCGCCGTTGCGGACCTGCACGAACCACCCATCGCCAGCAGCCACGGCAGTCGGCAAGTTCAGCGTGCCGAGGCCGCCGTTCCAGACAAATACCTTGGCGCGGTCAGGCGCAGTCAGGCTGTACGGTGTGATGGAGAAGTCAACGACTTCGTAATTCTGCGCAAGCTCCGACCCGTCTGCGACCAGACCAGCGCCAGCCAGCGCGGCGGCCTGAGCCTGCGCCACGGCAGCGCCGTAGCGGAACGTGCGCCACGTACCGCCTACGGTGGTGTTGCTGATGAGGTAGCACTGCCACTGCTCACCCGCGCCGATGCTCAGGATTGCGTTGCCGGCGGCATTGTCAACGGTAATTGTGTCGGGGCCGAGGTTGTTAAACAGAACCGTCTGACCAACGCCGACCGACATCGCGTCGGGCATGGCTATCGTGTACGGGCCGGTTGGCGTGACGTCGATGATGCGCGCGACGACGTTATTGCCTGTGGTGGCCTCAAGCGGCCACTCAAGGGCGATGTCGCTGGTCAGCGCGAGGGCGAGGTACGATACGTCCGAGGGGTAGATTGTCGTACCGCCGAAGACTTGAGTGAATGACGTGGACATTATTACGCCTCCTTGCGCACGGCGGATCGGTCTAGGATTTTGGCGAGGTCTTCGCCGTTCAACATTGCCGCCGCGCGGTCGTACATGCTCTGCCAAACTGGGATGCGTTCGTCGTTCTTCAGGAACGGCGTTGCCTCAACCAGCGTGCCGTAAAGCAAAAGCTGCGGGGCGTATTCTGTGATCCAGTTCGTCTGCACGCTCTCGTCGAGCAATGGCGGCAGTTCGTAGTACAGGATCTCGAATGGGTATGCCGCGTCCGGTGTCGGCGCGAGCAGCCAGTGACTGTAGTCGTAGTCACTGTAGAAGACAGGCGTGCCCGTCTCCAAGGCGTTCGGCCAGTAGGAGCGCAGATATTCATACACGCGGGAGAACAGAATTTTGCGGTTATCCCCCGTCGCGCCTGTGCCGATGTTAATCGACACCGTGTCGCGCCAGCGATCGGGCTTGGGGTAGACGGACTGGCCCGCAGAGAGCGTGCCGGTCACGACGTTGATGAAGCCTTCAACTTTCAGCTCGCGGGCGATGCGACGCTCGGCGAGGTTGATCAGGCGGGGGATTTGCTCGAAGACGATGGGGTCGGACGCAAGCGTGTTACCCCGCTCGAGGTAGCGTTGCACGTCCTGTTTCAACGTCGTGAATGTCATCGCAGTGGCCATAACGCGCCCCTATATCAGATTTTTACGTTTTGCGCACCAGAAAACCCGCATCCATCATACGGCATCCAGCATCTCAGGGCAAGCGTACACACGCATCCCCTGCCCGAACTTTTTATGGTACGTGATCGAACACACTTCCCTGTCCGAGAACCACGCGCCGCGAGAGGCGTACGCGTCTCGTGCGGCCAGTGTTGGATGCTGGAACACCGTGAGGCCTGTTTGGCTCTCCTCCTTGGTGTGGTGGTAGTTCCCTGTGTGGCAATAGCGTTTCTTCGTGCGGCCCCATATCTCGGAGAACATGGCGGGAATAATCTCGCGCATCGCGCCAAACTTCTTCAAGTGGCTGTGGTGGAAGGTCAGCATGACGTCGCCAAATTCATACGCGTAGTACGGCAGCGCGCTGTCGTCCACGGTGATGCGCGGCTCGTTTTCGTACAGCGCCTTGAACATCGTGCGCAGCCAGACGGACGAGGCCATGTCGTGGTTACCTTCGGCGAGGATGATATGCACCTTAGAGTGCTTGGCCAGCAACATGTTGATGATGCGGCGCAGCACGCGCACGGCGACCTCGACCATCTTGGTGAAGCGGCCATCGGCGTCAAGCACATGGCCGCTGGTCGGCGTGACGGCGGACAGGCCGTCATAGTGCAGCAAGTCGCCGAGCTGGTTCAGCACGGCCGTCTCACTGTCGGGCGAGCATTTGATGATCTGCTCGAAGCAGCCGACGATGACGGTCTCTGCAATCTGCAAGTCCCAGTCGGCCTGCATGTTCTCGCGGTGCCACGCCAGCATGCCGATGTGCGCGTCGGTTAGCGTGTACAGCGTCAGCAGGTCGGCATTGAACTGCTCTGGCGCGATGATTGGATCGAGGCGCGGCAAAGTGCTCGACATAGCGTTAAGAGCATCACGGAATATCTGCTGCTGACGCTCGTTATCAATAGACGCCTTGACCCACTGCCCTGTTGGTTTACCTTCTTTGTTGTAGTAGGTGCTGACCCCTTTTGCGGTGTAGCCATCTGGCACCGGCCTAGTGAAGTCATGCTCCGGTGCGTAGCCAAACTTGGCGGCCTTATTCTTGACGTTGTTGTATATTTCCGATGCGCCGCCCTTGTACATGCCGAGGGCTTCGTCGGCGGCCTTTGCGCCGCCGTAGAGAATTATTGCGTCAAGGACTTTGCGTTGGTTCGGTGTGCAGTAGTCAAAGAGCTTCTCATCTACATTTATACTTCTAGGCATTAGGAGCCTTTCTGGCTGTGTCGCTCACGTCACTTGACGTTTACGGCATCTTCCCACGCTTTAATTGTCAAGCGATGTTTGGTACTACAATCTGTATATTTCGCAATAATGTCAGCCTCCCAGAGCGCGCGCTCGGGGTCAATCAGTACGACTGGTGGATCCTGAAGCGTTGGACACTTCGCCGCTAGGTTCGCCGGTGGCAGCGGCATTGGCGTCACGGACACCGCCTTCGAGCACCCTGCGCAGAGCATCAGAACCAGCGCAATCAACAGGAACGGCAGGAGCCGTTTTGTATATCTCACGAATGGTGTTTGTTCGTTCTGTCGCCACCACATTGGCTTGATCTCGTTCAACTTCGTAGGTTTGCGAAACATTATCTACTACCTCTTGTTTTTTGACGCGCAGCTTCTCCGCCTTCTCCAGCGCCTTTGCAAAAGCTGCATCGCACTGCCAGTCACGGACCTTGTAGCCGGATGCCGCGCCAATAATAAGCGCGCCGCCCAATGCGTAAAGCATCACAGGGTTAGGAATTAAAGCCATGTTGCGTACTTCTTTGTCTTTGCCTTGCGGTCGTCAAGGCCGTGCGTACCACCATTTATGCGCTTTGTCAGCGCGAGGATCGCGCCGTCGCCTGTGCCTTGGTCGCAGATGGACCACAGCTTGTTCTTGTCAAAGAACCACAGCGCGCTTTCGAAACAGAGTTCGCCTGCCACAAGGTCAGGGTTATCCATTATTTGGGGCCGTCCGATGTAGCTTGCAAATGCTTGGTAATTTGCTTTTCCAGTAAGCTGGAGCGCGCCACGTCCACGGTACTTCCAGCCATCCCCAGACGCTTCATCGCCATTGCCCATGCGGTTAGCATAGACGCGGTTGGCTATTTTTTGCGGTTGGCGTTCGTAGGCCCGAGCCAGCGCGTCAGTCGGGAAATACTTACCAAAGATGCCGCGAAGCCCTTTGGCTCCGTAGTTGAGGTTTTCGCTGAACGCCTTGAAGCCGCCACTTTCATGTGCCGTTTGAGCAAAGAAATGTGCAGCCCGATCAGGTGATAGTTTATAAAAAGCCGCAGCCTTCTTAAATGTGCCCGGACCGAATGCACCATCTGCCGTTACCCCTATTTTCTGTTGAAGATTAATCAAGCTCATTTGCCAGCACTCCGCCAATCAGGGAAGTCAAGTTCGTCAACCACGCCGTCGCCGTTGGCGTCGTAGCGCAGGTCGTTGCGGTACTTCTCCCACGGCTCCATGTCGTCGTCCTCTTCGGGTTCGTCGATAAAGACCGTACCCTGTGGGTCGTTGTATGTTTTGGGCGCTTCAGGCTCAACAGTTCGGGCAAACGGCACGGACTTATGCTCAACGACTTCCATTTCTGGAGTAAGTTCAAGCGGCGCTTCCGGTTCAGCGCCCTTGTCACGCGCATTAGCATTTAAGCTCAAGCCACCAAGCAAACCGACAAATGCGCCGATGATTGTCTGGAACGCAGGGTTGACCATCTCAAGGATGGCTGCGCTATCAATGACGTCGTTCGACACAAACAGACCAACTGCCAGCGCCAGCACAACGACAAGAATAACCGCAGACAGCGTGACGATTGCCACACGGATAACAAACTCGACTGTGTCATTGACGCCGTCTTGCTTGCTTTCAAAATCATTCAGGAAGCTCATCTTCTTCATCCTTCTTCTTTTGCATAGCCCCACTGCCCTGCCCAGCCATGAGGCCGGCCAACGCGCCGACGATAAAAGTCGCTATTGGGTTAATCAGTTTAAAAAACTCAGCGTCATTCGGGGACTGCCCCTCCATCGGCTGCGATACAAACACCAGCGAATATAGCACGGTCGCCACGATGAACGTAAGCGTCAGCGACAGCACGATGCCGACGATGAACCGCAGCAGTTCCTCTGGCGACCATTCGCTAGTGGGTCTCATGCTCTTTCTCTTCACCTGTATCTATCAGCCATTCGGTGCAGTATCCCATGGCAATGCACTTGGGCTTCTTGCAGATTTCCTCCTGCCAGTTCTCAGGGTCTTGGCAGTCGTAGCGGTAGCGGTCTTCGCAACCAACGAGGGCCAAAGCCGCAAGGGGTAGCAGAAACCGTTTCATTACCGATCCGCCTTGTTATCCAGTTTATCTTCGATCCGACGGAGGTGCATCATCACCTCGTCGAACTTCTTATCAATGACGTTGAACCGCTCTTCGCCAAAGCCAAGACGCGCCTCCATGAGGGTGAGCCTGTTGTTGAGGTTGACCCAGACCGTTATCAGGCCTCCGATGAAGCCGAGAACGGTGATTACGGTGTTGGCGTCGATGTCCATTATTTCAGGTTCCGCAGCTTGTATATGGTGGTCAGGTACGTCTCTGTGACACCGTCAACCAAGTTGCCCACGGCGCGATTGCCTTTGCAGACGGCTTCGTGGTTCTCTTCGATCCAGTCCGCGTCGGCCTCTAGGAGCTTCAGCACGTCACGTTCAGCCACCTTCGGGGCGGGTATGTTGCCGATTAGGCTGAACGCGCCCTGATACGCTTCCACGAGCTTGTCGATGGCGTCAATCACGTCGTCGTAGAAGTCGCCCAGTGCCATGTGCTTTGCGAAACTGCCGTCGCCCTTGGCGCGCCAATGCTCAAAGTGTGCAACATTCCGTGCGTAGAACACGCGGCTGATAAGTTCTTCAATCATTACGAGATCCTTTCCGCGACCATAATTACTGAGGGTATGGCGGGAGCGACTGCCCCTGCGGCAATGTATTCAACGGTTACGGCGGCGTTTTCAGGGAGCCACATAATCTCGATGTACTGGCCCGCAGTAACCTGCTCGTAAAACACAATTTGGAAGAGCGCCGCGCCACCATCTGCGGCCTTTGGTATGCTCATGATTGAGGCAGAGTTCGCGATATTGGTCCCGTCTTTGCGGAACCAAACGGTGGCGTCGTGGTCGTTTGTGTCGGTGTTTTTGAACTGAATGCTTGGCGCGATCATGTAGGTGCCTGCCGCCGCGAATGTGATGCGCGTCAGGTTGGCGCTCCCGTCGGGCGCGATGGTGATACCTGCCCCAAAACTGGTCGTCCCCATCCGGACAGGGGTGGCCACTGTGGTGCTGCCTGTCTGGTCGTTTACGTCGTACGCCGAGATATACGCGCGGCCCGCGACGTCCGCGAAGGGCACCGTCGCGGAGGCCGTCATGGCCGCCGTGCCGTTGCCCTTGACGTAGCCGGTCAGCGTCGCCGCGCCCGTACCGCCAGTGGGAACGGAGCGCACGTTCGCGGCGGTGGCCGCGATGTCGCTCGCGGCGACTTTCTTGCTCGCGCCAGACTGAACCACCTCGAAGAGTTCGGTCCCCGCCAGAGGCGTAGTGGCGGCGGGGAGGCCTGAGATTTTTACGTCAGCCATTATGGTAATCCTTTACATCGTAATGTGTGGCACCGACGGCAGGAGACAGGCTGCCGTCGGTACCGCCACGGGACAAGGGGAGCACGCCTTGTGTTTCCGTGGTGTCGCTCAAGTCCGCTGTCAGGCGGACAAGATCTACACGCGCGGCAACAGTCGAGACACCAGACAGGCTGGGACCGATAGGCTCAAGCGTTAAAATTTCCATCATACACCGTCCAGCGGTGTGTCGGGGCGCGGGTACTGAAGCGCAATGGTTTCAGGCTGCCGCGCAGGTAAGCGATACGGGTCGAAGTTGTCCATGTCGTCCTTGCAGACGCGCAAACCGGGGTAGTTCGGGTCTGGATACAAGTCGTCGAGCGAAAACTTGCGGCTGCAACGGCCGCAAATGCCGATACCGAGTGTGGTTTTCCCTCGTGTGTCGAGATATACCGGCATGGCCCTGCATTACCTCGTGTACGGCGAAATGTTGGGGGCGATCATCATCGGACTGTTGTCGCGCTCTTCCATTTGCGCGATATTCAGGGCGATTGCGGCCTTTTGGTCCAAAATAGGGATCAAATTGACGTCAACTTCGGTCAATTCAAGCGCCATTTTGGCCGCCAAGCCGGCGACGATGGCCTCAAGCCAGCGCTGGGGCACTTCGATGTCCTGTGTCATCGTGCCGACGTCCATAATGTAGCGCTGACGCCACACGACGATCTGGCAGACGGTCGCAGCCAGATTTGGCACCGGCCACATGTGCATAATTGGGTTGTTGACTTGGCGGTCGAACCAGTATTGCAGCGGTCGGTTTGACTGAAACACCTTATTCGGCAAATTTGTGTAGTCGTCGCGGTTCATGCGCGCCAACGGGATCTCGGTCGGCGTGTTTGCCAGATAAATTTGACTGAAACCGAGTGTGCCTGACGTGGCGCGGACGCGGAAATACCGAGCGGCCACGCTGCTGTCCAGATCGAACCACGTCCACTCGCCCGCAACTGCGGTTGGCGTCTCGGTTTGAATTTCGTACCACACCACACCGTCGTCAGAACGCTCGAGGGCGACAGGCACGGATGCCGCCGACCAGAAGATGCCGACGTTGGCCACAAATATATCTGAGGTGAAGTCAACTGTGCGCGATGTTGACGTGTCGGTATTAACGCCCGTCACTTCCTGAAGCCAACGGAAGTTGCTGTTCAAGATGTCGACGGTGCCGTCGGTCATTGTGATGTCACCCACGCCGTCGTAGAGCGGGTAAATCTGCTTCTCGATGCACCACAGCGGCGCGCCTTGGTTGGCTAAGTCGGACAGGAACAAATATAGCTGGTCGTTGGCTATGTCGATGTGTTCGGCGCTGATTTGCTGCGCCGTCAGTTTACAGCGACGGATCGCGTTGTCGATGACGCGCCGCGTATTGAAAACCGTCTGTGAAACCGTGTTAGAAAACGCCATGTGGGTGTGCTCGCATTGTTATCGCAGCAGCAAGCCGATGACAGCAAGCACCTCTAGCGTGGGTTGTATAGCGCAAAAACTGCCCGCCAGCAAGGCAGGCAGTTTCTTTGCGTAATATTAGCACTTGCCCTTTGGCATTGTGGTCAGACCGCCCATATTGCGGCGGATCATTGGCTTGCCGCTGTAAGACGGTACGGCCTTCTTCTTGGCGGGAGATACGCCGCCCGGTGTCATGCCGAGTTCTTTATCCGTCATGCGACGACCCGAACTGTCGGTTGGGCGTGTTGAGATGCCTTCGACTGGGCGGCGCGCCGCAGCACGCGCAGCCATTTCGTTTTCCACGCGGCGGCCTTCCGCTGCAATCTCAGCCATCGTTGCGCGCTTGCCGCGTTCATTGAACACGCCGCCACCGCCAGCCTTTTTCACAGGCATCTTCGCGCCGGCCTTGCGGGCTTCGCTCATGGCGATGGCCACGGCCTGCTTCGGGTTCTTGACCTCTGGGCCTTTCTTCGAGCCGCTGTGCAGCTTGCCTGACGCAAACTCGCCCATAACCTTGGCGATCTTTGCCTCGCCCTTGACGCTGCCGCCCTTGGCGTACTTAGCCACCATAGCGGGCTTGTTCATCGGAGCTTCGCAGCCGGCGGTGTCGTTACGGCTGACCATCATGCCGCCGCGTGCAAACTTGCGACCCGAGGTCGTGTCGTAGCTGGTCTTCGTGCTATTCTTAAAACCGTCCATTTTACTTACCTTTCTTGCGGGCCACAGCCATATTATCAACGAGATTTGGATAGGGTCGTCCAGCCGCCTTGGCGCGAGCCTTAGCAGATTTCTTCTTCTTTGCCGACAGATCTTTCGGCTTGCCGAGATCCTTCGGACGCTTCTTGTCCCATACGGGTTTTACAGCAAAGTCGCTCATGTCAACAGTCCCATTTGCGTAGTGAAAGTGCCTTGCGTGTCGGGCGACCCTTGTCGTCCTCCATCGGCCCCGGCATGCCGCTCATTCTTGCGCAAAATGACTTGCGGCGTGCGGCTGCCTTTGGTGATTTCTTCGCCTGCTTGGCGGAAACTGGCGGCTTGATGTCCTTGCCCTGAGCGCGCAGCGATGCGCGGCCCTTGGCGTTGAGGCCACCCTCGGGGTTCTGCCCCTCCTTGCGCGTCCACGCGCCGCCGCCTTCGGCCATAGCGAGGCCGCCCTTGGCGAACGCCCGTGGCTGCGCGGGCACTGGGCCTTGCGGCCTAACGCCGAGCTGGCTCTGCTGCATTGGCTGCTGCATCGGTTGCTGCATCGGCTGCTGCATTGGCTGCTGCATTGGCTGCTGCATTGGCTGCTGCATTGGCTGCTGCATCTGCGGCATGGGTCGCAGGGGCTGTTGCTGCATAGGCTGCTGTCCGCGCTTGGCTACGCCCAGCGCGTCGTCGATGTGGTTCTTGGCCTTAAACAGCCGGAGGTCGAACGCGTTGTCCATCACGCCCAGACGCGGTACGGCACTGGCGGCTCGACAGCTAATGGCGTCAACAAAGCCAACTGATCTTCGTCGAAGCTGCCGCGCAGGTTGGTGTGCCAGTCGGGATAATCCTCGACGATAGGCTCGCCCTTCGCGTCGTAGCCGACGACCTTACTGAACGGGCCAATCTGATCGACGGAGAAGTCCGCCGTCGGATTGCCCTCATCGTCAATGACGCCAGCCTCAAGCAGCGCGACGTCCATTTCGTCTTCGGTGGGTGCTTTTAGATATAAATCGGTCATGTAGATAACGCCTGTAGTTGAGTGTCAGATGCACGGAATGGATAATATTGGGCGGAGCGGATGTGGCCGGACAAGAATAGTGCGTTTGCCGAGTTGCTACCAATACCCAAGACCGTTGGGGTTGGGAGCGTTCCACTTGTGTCGGTAGCGACCGTTCCGCCATTACGCGATGCAGCAAAGTCGTTGGCCTTGTACGCATATGCAATGTTGGTGACTGTATTTGCCGCAACCGCTCCGGTGGTCAAATATGCTTGGTCAACGCCGCTGAGAACCGTCCAACCAGTAACTTGCCCACTGCCGTTGTAGATGTTGTGACTGGATGTTGCGCTTTCCCGTGCGGACAAAGTGATGCGGTTATTGGCAACAGAAGCTGACCCACCAGCCATGTCAAATGCGACAACAAACGTCCCCTCGCTCTGGTTATACCAAGGCGCGAACATCGGTGCGACGATGGTGCACTGGTCAGCGGCGCGTGTTACTTGGCTGGCCACAGTGGGGATATAGCTTGTGGCGAATGCTCCGGCTTCGAGTTGTGCGCCCCAAAGGAAAACACCAGAAACTCCGTCACCTGTATAAGACGAAATACCATCTCCCGTCGAAAGGCGATACGTGCAAGCTGTTGCGCCAGCTAGTGTCTTTGTAATCGCGCAACGATAGTAGCCATTTGCGGCAGGTGTAATCGCAGCGGTCAACCCCGCGCCTACCGATCCGATTGTGCCGTTTGCAAGGTTAAACCAAGCGTCAACACCCTCAATGCGAACAATAAACCAGTTACGGCCAGCCGGTTTTGCAAATGCCGACATGGTATACACGCCCGCAGCACCGCCCCCAGCGTTGAACACGTTGTGGTTTCCTGTTGATGTATCTTCAACAATTTTATCCGCATCAACCGTCCCGTCTGGGGACGCTGCTGCATCAGCCGATACGGTTACGCCGCCTTTTGCCCAAATCGCGTTTGTAAAATCCTCAGAATAGGTGAACGTGTTCGTCCGCTGCTCCTCGATCAGGATACCCTTCGGGGCCAGCGTGGCGGGGTCGTAGTCAAAACGTGCTGGGAATACGCCGCCGTTATTGCGCGTGTAGGTGGTGGCTGTGCTGCCGAGTTCAAGCTGTGCGCCCCAGAGGAAGATGCCTGATGTGCCGTTACCTGTGTACGAATTAGTCGTACCGTCATCTAACGAAATTTGGTAGGCAAAGTTAGTTGCGCCTGTGGCGGCACCTGTAAAAGTTTGGGTAATCCGATACCAACCATTACCTACCGAAAGGATAGAGCCAGTGCCGCTAACCACCGTTCCCGTAGACAAGTTGAAGATAGAGACAATGGCGCTCACATTGTCAAAGTTAATCAAGCGGACACGGTTCCGTCCGTTAGCTTTTACATATACCGCAGCCGTGTACGTTATCCCAGAAGTAACTGTAAATGGCTGAAAGCGAACGATGTGCGTACCGGTGGAAGTATCCTCGGTAATCGTATCCGCCGTGCTGGTCCCGTCTGGTGCGGCAGTCGTATTAGCTGTAGCTGTTACTGCGGACTTAGTCCAAATGGCGTTATCAAATTCCTGCGTGAACGTCAGCAAGTTCACGCTGGCTGGCGTGGTCTGGATCAGCCCGTTGCTGCCCACGAACGTGCCTGACGTTGTGCGGGTGAAGTCAAACAGCGATTGAAAGGTGTAGTTTGTCATGCGTCGTACATCCCGTTGATGAAGTCGAGGTTGAGCGTCGCAACGAGTGACAACTCCGTCAGTGCCTGTATCTGGAAGTTCGCGAGACGCGCGGGGTAGTAGTCGATGGAGCGAATGTGGCCGTTAATGTTAAGTGACCCGTCAAACGCCCTGCCTAAACTGACTTGGTTGTTAGTTGGGACCGTGCCGCTGGTATCGGTAGCTGCCGCGCCGCCGTTAGTGCTTACGGCGAAATCGTTGGTGTTGTACGCAAGCGCGTTCTTTCCTGTTAGGACGCCAGTGCCAAAGTTGGCTTGTATTGTGCCGCCATCGCGGACAACCGCTGCGCTTCCAGTAGAAGCGTAACGAACAATTATTTCTTCGTTTGCGGTTCCGTCCGTAGCTGCCAGTGCGTAACACCCGTTATTAACAGGGGTGGTGTTCATCACAAACGTACCCTGCGGCTGGGTATACCACTGGCTGAACAGGCTCCCTGTGATCGTCGCAACATCCGCCGAACGCGTAACGGTAGAGGCGACGGTGGGGATGTAGGATGTGGCGAAGGCCCCAGCTTCAAGCTGTGCGCCGTAGACAGAGAACAAATCACCTGTCGGGCCTGCTTCAAAGTCCCCATACCCCACGTTATTAGACGCGGTGGCGCTTGCAGTCATGGTTGCTGTGCAGCGATACCAGCCGCCGCCAGCGTTAGTGATAGTGGCGCTTGTTACAATACCGCTGATTGCGTCCAGTGTGTTAGTGGCAAGATTAAAACGAGCAAGTCCCGCCTGCGTAAAACTTTGAATTTGGAAATATGTCGAAACGCCTTTTTTGACGTAAACCGACATCGAGTAAACTGTGCCCGACGTAAACGAAACCGCTTGAAATACATACGCAGCCGCAGCCGCGCTGGTGTCGTTTACCGTGCGGCCATTCGCAGTCCCATCAGGGGACGTAACGCCGGATGCGTTAAATGTGGTCGTCCCGGCATTTGTGCTCCAACCGCTAACAAACTGACTTTGCAATATCAAATTCGTCCGCGCCTCTTCCACAAGGATACCCTTGGGGGCCAGCGTCACTGGGTCATAGTCGAAGCGCGGGCCGTAGAATGCCGTGCTGCTTGGTGCCGCACCGGGCGTAGGCACGTATGGATCGAGCGATGCGCTATCAAATAGCTGCGCGCCGTAGATGTAGATGCCGCTGCTGCCGTCGCCTGTGTAGGAGAATGATGCGTCTGCGTTGGCGGTATAGAACGAATAGTTCTGCGCTCCAGCGGCGGCTGTGGATGTTATTGAACACCTGTACCAACCATTGCCGACGGAGGTTATAGTTGCCGTCGCAGCGCCCACAATCGTGCCAACTACCCCGGTATTAAGATTGAAGTACGCAGCCTGCGATAGCGAAGCGTTCGCCATGTAAAGCCAGTTGCGTCCCGCCGATTTAGCGTAAATTGACGCAGTGTACGGGGTAGCGGTAAGGGTCGGAACTTGTGAGACGCGATGGAAGTTATTGGATGTATCTTCCATCAGCTTCTGTGCGTTGAACGCACCATTGACAGGGTTGGCCTGCGCGCCGGTCACGATGCTGGCGTTGTTCTTGTTCCACGCAGCGTTATCAAACGCCTCGCTGAAGCCGAGTAGGTTCTTCACTGTGGTCGAGTTGTATGTGGTCGCGGCGGTGCCGAGTTCGAGTTGAGCGCCCCAGATGAAAATGCCTGAGCCAGCAGTTCCCGCGTATGAGGTTACGTTATTTCCGGTGGAAGTTGAAAACACGATAGGGCCGGATGCGGGCAGCGTTGCTGTTACCGAGCAGCGATACCAACCGTTACCAGCGTCAGTTATAGCTGCCGTAAAGCCGCCCGGCACACTTCCGACTGTGCCGCTGGATATGTTAAAAAAGGTGTTGCTGCTGTTTACGGTAACGATAATCCACGAACGCTCCGCAGCTTTGGCGTAAATTGTAGCGGTATGCGCCCCGGCGGCCCCAGCACTTTGAAACAGGTAGTGCTGTGCAGTTGTCGCGGTTTCAGCCAACTTATCTGCTGTTGATGTTCCGTCAGGCGCAGTTGTAGCGTTTGCCGTAACCGTTGCGTCACTTTTTGACCAAGCCGACGCGTTAAAGCTCTCGCTGTTCGTCAGCAAGTTGTTCGGTGCCCACTGGATCAAGCCATTGGGGCCGGTGAGGGTTGCGTTGGTGCCCCGGCTGAACGTGATGAGGTTGTTAAATGGTACGGATGCCATGCTTATACTCCGACCGTGTAGGCTTGATTTGTGAAGGACATACTCAACGTCGTCGTCAGCGGTGGTGCGGTGAGCGTCTGCAACTGGGCGTTTGTAAGCCGCGTGTTGTAGTATGCGATTTGGCGGATGTGGCCGTTGTAAAACAAGTTGCTAGAGCGTGAGCCAATTCCTAAAGCAATCGCTGTAGGAACCGTTGCGGACGTATCTGTCAGCACCGTGCCGCCATTCGTTGTTAGCGCGTAATTGTTAAGAGCGTAAGCGGCAGCGGTTGCAAAGGGCACACCAGCAGATACCTTGCCAGTATCAATAAGGTTTACTTGCGCTGCGCCCCCATTAAATACAAGCAAGCGGTTGTCAGCAGTTCTAGCAAACAATTCAATATTGTTATTTGCGTCGGTATACGCACTCGCTGAAATTCCGTCGAGCGCTGCGACAGAAAGCCTTGCAGACCCAACAACAAACGTCCCCTCAGTCTGGTTGTACCAGCTAGAGAAGTTCGTGCCTGTCATCGACGCAACGTCTGCGCTGCGCGTTACTGTGCTGGCAACTGTGGGGATGTAGCTGGTGGCGAATGCACCAGCTTCAACCTGTGCGCCCCAAATGAATATGCCAGATGTGCCATCACCTGTGTAAATTGTGGTGTTAGTCCCGGTAACCAACGTCAGTGCAGGATAGTAAGTGGCTGCCGTTGCAGTGATAGTCAGGGAAACGCGATACCAACCGTTACCCGCAGAACTGATTGTCGCGGTTGCGCCAGTATGAATTCCTCTGTTGGTCACTGCCGACAATGTTCCCGCCGATAGATCAGCAATAACCGAAGCGCCGTAAGCTAGACCGGCTGTCGCTAATGACACCTGAACTTTTGTGCGTTCTGCCGCCTTTAGATACCATGTCTCAGTATGTAATGCTGCGGTTAGTGACGGCGTAGCGTATATGGCGTGTTCATTAAGCGTATTATCTTCGCGCCACTTTGCGCCGGTATTGGTTCCATCTGGCGCAGTGGTAAACGTCCCCGCCATAGCAGACAGGCTTTTTGTCCACGATGCGTTTGTAAAGTCGCTGCTATATATCACCAAATTCGTCCGCTGCTCTTCGATCAGCAAGCCCTTTGCCGCAAGCGTTACAGGGTCGTAATCAAAGCGCGGGCCGTAATATGCCGCTGACGTTGTGGCGTTGTACGTGCCGGGTGTGGTCTGGTAGGTTACTGGTTCGAGTTGTGCGCCCCATACTTGGACGGAGACGTTCTGGCTCAAATTTCCTTGAGCGCGAAGGCCGATTGTGCCGCTTGTAGCACCGGACGTAGCGGTTCCTGTTACACGCTGCCAAGCATCCGTCAGGACAACCGACTGGAGAAAAGTTCCACTGCTGAAGCCCTGAACGTAAACACGGATTGTCTTGCCAACATCACCTACGGTAGCTGCCTTGACCCAGACGCTGTAGGCGTAAGCAGTCGCGTTAAAAATCGTTGTGTACGCGCCTTCGATGATTGACTGGTCGGACGAGGTTGTGCCGCTAACCGAAAACGCAACTGTGTCCGCCGTAGTTGTGCCGTTGGGTGCCGTGGCGTTGTTAGCCGTTACAGTAGGTGCGGTAGCAGCACCCGCCGTGCTTTTAACCCAAGCCGCGTTATCCAACTGCTCACTATACGTAATTAAATTCGCCGGAGCGTAAGTGATCTTGCCCGTGCTATCCACCAGCGTGGCATTGCTGCCGCGTGAGAACGTGACGCGGCTGTCAAGCGGCGCACCGGCCAAGAAGTCTAGATACAGCGACGCGCCGCCAAATGGGCTGCCTCCGCCAAAGCCGGCGGTTAAGCCACTGGCACCGCTCCACAGGCCCGAGACGTTCTTGTACAGGCCGGTGCCAAGGGCCAGCCCAGATACGCCGCTGTACAGGCCTACGGACACCGCTTAGGCCCTGTTGTCGCCGGATTGAACAATCGTCAGTTTGGCCGATCCGCTGCCGCTGGTAAGCTGCAAACGAACAGCCGCTGGGATGTAGGCGTAGTTGCCCTGACGGGTGACGGTCTGCGCGACCATGTTCGGGTCAGGATGGTTCACCCAGACGATGGAGCCTGCGGCCGTATCGAATGGATTGTCGAGTGTCTGCTGCAACGTCCAGTTCGCGGTGCCGGTTACGGATACCTGCAAGGAGACGTCGGGACGCCCGTGGATGTCGAGAGGAATAGGGACGGAGTTCTTAGCGCCACCGCTGGCGTCGCTCAATGTTACAACAATCTGGCGCATATTCTGTTCCTTGATAATCAGGGGCCACCCGAAGGCGACCCCCTCTTATATCACAACGCTAATGCTTAGTCACTAGCGGTTGTCTGCACGTACTGGATCGTTACGCGAACCTGACCCGCAGTCGGCTGGCCGACTGAAGTCACGGTGCCGACCAAGGTCGTGTTGTTGCCGATGTTCGCCATCGCGGTGCACTGCGCAGCAGTGTGCGTGGTCGTGTTACGGCCACCCGTCTTAGCGTTAACCGACGTTACGTACTGCGTTCCCGCAGCAACGGTGCCGACTGTCAGCGTCGCCGAGGTGGCGCTGTTGTACGCAACCAGCGTGTCAGCATAGATTTCAACAATCTGCGAATTTGCAGGAAGGTTGATTGATCCGCTCTGAACCAAAGTGGCGTCGAAGTTGATCAAGAACGTCTGCGACAGGTAAGCCTGCCCGATGTTTGGACCGCCTGCGATGCCAGCAGGTTTGTCGCCCGATTGAAGTGGGCCGCTGAAGGTAGTTTGTGCCATCTGATTTCTCCTGAATGGAAGAGAAGGGGAGCCGAGGCTCCCCAACTCGATTAGATGCCAGCCGTACCGTATACGCCACGTGGATCGGTCCAACCGAACGCATAACGCTCGGTGGCCTTGTAGCGCATGCTGTCGGTTTCGAAGTCGCCTTCCATGCTCTTCTCAAGACCACGACGCATAGCGAGCTTCAAGCCTTCTGGCGCATCAGTCTGTACCCACCATGCAGTGGTCGAGGTGATACGCGAAAGGTTGGCTTGGCCTTCGCTCAACAGACCCATCGAATTGACGGGGTTGATGTCGTTGTTCGCGGTGCCTGCACGCAATGTGGACTTCAGCAAAACTTCAGCTTGGAACACGTTCGAAGGACCGGAAACGATCTTCTTAGGTGTCAAGCGGATGCGCTTGCCGTTGTTGTCTACTGCGTTGCGGATCTGGATGAGCATCTGCTCAAGCGAGGTCTGCGACAGGTTGGCTGCGGTCGAAAGCTGGTTCGAGAACGTACCAGTTGCGATTGGGTGGTTGGTTGCGACCAACGATACGCCGTCGCCGCCTGCATACGCGCCGTTGAAGGCACGGTTCAGGATGTTGGCACCAAGGGTTTCCTTGGTTTCGATCAGCGACTGTGCAAGGTGACGAGCATAGGTCTGACCGATACGGATGTGATCGCCATCTTCCACCAGAACCTTTGTCAATGCAAAGGCAAGGCCGTAGACGCGATACACGTAGCGCTGGATGAACAGCACGCCGCCGGATTGGTACGTGACAGGCATGCCGTCTGGCAATTCTGGCGCGGCACCAAAGCCGAACAGGACAGGCTCTTCGTGGTAGTTACGGGGAATACCCTTAAACTCTTTGAAGACCTGCGCCCATTCATCAGCGCGTTGATCGTAGATGCCGTTGAACTCTTCGTTAAGAATTGGTTCAACGATTGAACGGAAGTCTGTACTCCGCATTGGGGTAGCCATTGTTCAAGCCCTCCTTAGTATGCGGCCACGTTAGCGACGTTTTGATGTTCGCTAATTTGGACCTGAGCGATGACGAACGTGTCACCCCAGTTGTTGTCGGGACCGGGAGTAATCCCGATGAGGCGGACTTGAGCGTTCGCAGCAGCCGAAGCGACGTCAAGCATCATCTGGCTGAGGCCCACAGTCTGTGAGCCGGTGCCGATGGTGGTGAAGTCATACTGCTTACCAATGTCGGCTACGTTCAGGGCAGCGTTGCTCTGGACTTCGTAGACAATGGTTGGGTCAAGTGTAACGTACGCAACGATGTCAGTCGCTGCGAGCGATGCAGTCCACTTGTTGGACACGCGACGGCGACCGTCACTGTCCGTGAACTCAACGCCTTGGAAGGTGCCGATAAAAGCGGCACCGACAGCGGCTGCAACAATAGTACCTTCCGTTTCACCACCAGCGGTTGATGGGGCAATACGGACGGGTTGGTTCTGCAAAATATTAACGGCGTAGCCAGTCTGGATCGTGAAGGCGGTAGGACGAACCACACCGCTTGGCGAATAGACAGGACGTAGGCCGAACGGTTGTGATACCGAAGACATAGCCTTAAACCTCTTGTTAAATGGATGAAACCGTCATCAGTCGAAAAGACCAATGCGCGGATTATGCTCACGCATTTCCATCAATCCGTCGCCTTCGAACAACGTGCTGCCTGAACCTTCTGCCTGTTGCCGCATGATCTCTGCGGTCTCGGCCAGCTTGTTCTCCTCACGTAACGGAGCATCGTGGTGAGCTTCCTGCATAAACCTTTGATACAAGGTTTCGGGCAGCTTAAACGCGATCATCTCGTTGACACCAATCATTCCAGACCATTCGCCTGTCTTGACTGAGGCGAACTCCATGCCCGGCACCTCCGACGCTTTAATCGGCTCGTAACCGAGCTGAATGCGACGGTGGATAGGGTCACGAGGGTTCGTCGTCGTGAGCCAGCACATGTGATATCCCGGTATATTCGGTAGATCAGGTAGTGCGTCATTAAATAACTGCGCCCGGAACATCTCGAGCCGGTCGTCATCAGTCACTTCGCGATTTTCGGAAACCTGTCGGTCCTCCATTTCGCGTGACTGCCGTCCTACACCGAGTTCCTTCTTCAAACGCTCATCAGTATTACTTGTCATGTTGTCTCACTCCGTTGTTTCAGCGAGCCGAACTTTTGTCGTAAGCCTGATAAGCCTTCAGCATTTGGTTACGACGTGGAACGTCATCCCAAATACCTGCGTCTATCATAGCCTGTTTCCGTTCGGGTGTCACGTAGATTTCTTTCTTAGTCGAAACGGGCGCGTGCTCACGCGTCGTTCCGGTCGGGGGTGCCTTGCGTTTGCTAGGACTTGCGCGGGTTTCCGCCTCGTCGTCGCCAATGCGTGCGGCCACGCGGCGGGTCAGCTCGTGCCAGTAGTCGGCGTCCTTGGGGTTGTACCCCTCGGCGGCGAGCTGGTTGTCGATGACCTTCGTGATGGCGCTGTCCTCGTCACGGCCGCTGGGGTCGTACCATGGGTTCGCGTTCATCCATTCCTTTGCGTAGTTTACCACGCGCGGGTCAGGGCCCGGGTTGGCGTGCTGTTGGCGGACTTGCTCCACCTGCTGCTTCTGCTGCCACAGTTGCTGCGCCTCGTACTGCGCCTCGTCGCGCAGACGCATCGCCGTTGCCACGTCGTCACCGTTGCCGGCCTCGACTGCGCGTGCGATGATTGCCTCGGCCTGCTTCACGTCGGCCTGAGCCTGCGCAATGCGTTGGTCGATGGCGTTTACATTGCTGGCAAGCGTGTTGCCCTCAATGGCAGAGACGCGACGCAGTAGCGTATCGTTCTGTTGTCGCAGTTCGGCAAGCTCGCGGTCTGCGTGTTCCTTCGCACGCCTCTGCCGCTCGCGCTGCTTCTGGCGCTTGACGTTGCTGCGACTTTTGCTGGTGATTTCCTCGTCACTGTCGTCTTCGCTGTCGCCAAGCCGCTCGTCGCCGTCATCATCGTCATCGTCATCACTATCGTCGGCGTCGTCTTGTACAGGTTCCTGTACAGGTTCTTCGCCTTCGATGATTTCGAAATCGTCGTCTTCTGTAATTTGGTTGTCAGCCATATCTATGCTCCTAGAGGAATGCCTTGACGGCAAGCGGGTCACCAGTGACCTTGCCCACCAAATCAAGATCGTTGAAGATTACGACGACGGCCTCTTCTCCATCGTCGGTCTTTACCGTCCAACGGTCGCCGCCGTAGCGGGGCACGCGGACGAAGTCACCGACTTCGCACCACGACCCTTCGGGCCACTGTTCCATTGTGTTGCGGTTCTTGAACGCGAGGCTGCCGATGTCGATGACCTTGGCGACCTGCGTGTTGTAGTGCTCCGTCTCGCGGACGTCGCCAGTCAGGATGATGCCACCCTTCGTCTTCGTCTTGGGCGTACGGATCTGGCACAGGACGCGCGAGCCGAACGGCTTCACGCCTGCGTCACAGGGTGGGAATGCCTCGTCGATGCCGTCGTAACTAAACTCGACGCTGTTTCCATTTATCTGCATGTGTGCTCCTAAAATTCACGTTTGTTGTCCTCCGCGACCGTGTCGATCAGGATTTCCTTGGCCCGCTGCAACCCAGCGTAGAGGCCAACGACACGCCCATAATCGAACTCGGTCTTGCCGGACGGCCTCTCCATCGCCTCAACAGCCATTGCTGCCTGTTCTGTCTCGAGACGTTGGAGGAGGGTTTCTATTCTCATGCTGGTGTCTTGGGTGACTTACCAACAGGAGGCATGACGCCCATTGCCATTTTCTTGTGCATGGGGATGAATTTGTCGCTGGCCTTCGGGCTTTTGCCCTTCGGTGTCGCGGTTGTTGCATTGTTTGCCATAATTAAGTTCCTTATGGGTTCGGGTTTATCCCAGTGC